TAGAAGCAAAAGTTGCAGAGATGGAATCAGAATTTGATACCACAGATTATAACGGAGCATAATAAATGCTCGGTCATACTTCTATATCTGCTGCACCGATAGCTACATCGTTCTTCAATCCGAACGTCACTGTTAATGTAACAGGTAATGCTTTAACACTTGCAGTTGGAAGTTCTTCTGCACTAGCGGGAGCTTTTGTAGAACCATCAGGAAATGCTTTAACACTCGGCTTTGGATCTTTAACCATCAGTGGTGCGGCTAATATAACTCCTGATGCTACACCATTAACTTTAGGTGTCGGAACCGTTACAGTAACAGCTGCAGCTAACGTTTCTGTGACTGGAAACGCATTGACCATTGGCACAGGAAGTGTTACAATAACAGCAGACGCAAATGTGAATCCTACAGGCGTGCCTATGACTCTTTCAGTCAATGATCCAGGTATCATCACATGGCAACCTATAGATCCAGGCGCATCACAAACATGGGTTAATATAGACCCTTATTAGGAGAATTATGGCATCAAGTTTTTCAACAAACTCAAAACTAGAACTTATAGCAACAGGTGAAAAAGCTGGTCTTTGGGGTACAATTACAAATACAAATTTACAAATATTAGAACAATTATCATCTGGTTATTTATCATCGGCACAATTAGCTTCTGGAGATTTAGCTTTGGCACTAGATAATGGTGCAACATCAAATGGTAAAAATTTATACATTAAACTTACTGGTACATTAGGTGCAAACAGAAGTGTAACTATACCAGATGGAGCTGAAAGAATTATTATTTTTGAAGATGCAACAACTAGAGGCACATCTACTTTATACACAATTACAGTTAAAACTGTATCTGGCACAGGAGTTGTTTTACCAATAGGTTCAAAATCTTTAGTTTATTCTGATGGCACAAACGTTAATTTAGGCATACGTAGCAAAGGTTATGTAACTTTAAACTCTTCAACAATCACTGCATACACAGCAGTAGATGGTGATCAAATATTTGCAAATACAACAGCTAACCCAATTACTGTAACTTTACCTGCATCACCTGCAGTTGGATCAGAGGTTACTTTCATAGATGCAAGAGGGACTTTTGCAAACAACAGTTTGATTGTTAACAGAAATAGTCAACCAATAAATACAGGTACATCTAACCTAACACTAAACACTAACGGTCAAGCTTTTACATTAGTGTATGTTGATGCAACAAGAGGCTGGGCATATAAAACTAATACAGCATAGGAGTGATAAGTGGCTCTTATTGAATATAATTTTTTACCTGGAATAGATAAACAGGATACAACAGCAGGCGCTGAAAATCGTTGGATAGATTCTGATAATGTAAGATTTAGATATGGCCTACCAGAAAAAGTTGGTGGTTGGTCTTCTTTAATATCTGATACTATTACAGGCGTTGCAAGAAAACTTCATGCATTTGTAGATCTACAAGGTAATAGATATGTGGCAGTTGGAACAGATAAATTTTTATTAATTTATTTTGAAGGACAACTTTATGATGTTACACCTTTACAATCTACTATAAGTTCTGCCACTATTGCAACCACAAATGCTTCAGCTGTTTGCACAATAACAACTTCTACATCACATAATTTAGAACCTGGAGACATAGTTTTATTGGACAGTGTAACATTACCAGGTGGTACAGGTTTTAGTGCATCAGATTTTGAAGATAAATTATTTCAAGTAACAGCGGTTCCAACTCCAACAACTTTTACAATTACACAAACCACGAATGCAGGAGCAACGGTTTCGACAGGCGGAAGTATTGCAGTCAAACCATATGAAAGAGTAGGACCCGCAGCACAATCTTATGGTTATGGTTTTGGTATATCACAATGGAATGGATCTGTTCCTGGAGCTGCAACATCTACATTAAATGGATCTTTGAGTGCAAACTCTGCTGGTACAGGTGGATCGGGCACGAGTGTCACATTAACGTCTACAACAAACTTTAGTTCAGTAGGTAGAATTTTGGTAGACTCCGAATTAATTTCTTATGCTGGTATATCAACAAACGATTTAACAGGTATCACTAGAAATGTTGATGGCACAGATAACGCGTCTCACAGCTCTGGTGCAACGGCAACAGATGCAACAAAATTTTCTGATTGGGGTGAAGCAGTATTAGCCTCAGAAGTAACTCTGGAGCCAGGCCTCTGGAGTCTTGATAACTTTGGTCAAGTATTAATTGCAACAATTGGAAATGGTAAAACTTTTACATGGAACGCAGGTGCAGCGACACCTTTAGCTACCAGAGCTTCAACGTCTACATCTAGTTTTTCTACTGCCAGTAATCCAACAGCTTCTAGATTAACATTAGTGTCACCTACAACCAGACACTTATGTCATTTTGGAACTGAAACAACTATTGGCAACACAGCTACACAGGATGATATGTTTATAAGATTTTCTAATCAAGAAGATATAAATGATTATACAGCTACTTCCATCAACAGCGCAGGTGATTTTAGATTACAAGATGGTACAAAGATTGTAGGAGCTATAAAAGCAAAAGAAACAATTTTAGTATTTACAGATAATGCATTATACACAATGAAATTTGTAGGTGCACCTTTTACATTTAGTTTTGAACAAGTAGGTACAAACTGTGGATTGATAGGTAAGAATGCAGTAGTCGAAGTAGATGGTGCAGCTTTTTGGTTATCACCAAATGGTTTCTTTTTATTTGATGGTACAGTTAAATCTTTACCATGTAGTGTAGAAGATTTTGTTTATGATAATTTTGATACAACAAAAGGTCAACAAGTTATAGCAGGTATCAACAATCTATATACAGAGGTTATTTGGTATTATCCATCATCGGGTGCAAGTTATAATGATAAGTATGTTGTATTTAATTATGGTGAACCAATGAAAGGCGGTGTTTGGTATACAGGAACAGAAGCAAGAACTTCTTGGATTGATGCAATTGTATATCCAAAACCTTTTGCAACTAAATATGATGCATCTAGTAATGGTACTTTTCCTGCGGTAGTAGGTCAAGATGGTTTAGGTCAAACTAAATTTTTTGAACATGAGGTAGGAACAGATCAAGTTAATGAAGACGGGTCAACTACAGCCGTTACATCTTTTATTAAGTCATATGATATTGATTTGGAACAAAGACAAAGAACACCTCGAGGTCAACCTGTTGGATTAAAATTAGCAGGTGAAGTATTTTTAGCTGTAAGACGTTTTGTACCAGACTTTAAAACATTAGATGGTAATGCAAAAGTAAGTTTGGCAGTAAAGAGATATCCTCAACAATCAGATACTACAACATCTTTGAGCCCCTTTACAATTAATGCAACTACTGATAAGAAGGATACTAGAGCCAGAGGCCGTTTTGTTAATTTCAAAATAGAAAACGATTCTAACGGTGAGTCCTGGCGTTTTGGTACATTTAGATTAGACGTACAACCAGATGGAAGAAGATAATGGCTACTTTATATGATTTAGCAATGAGATATTTACAGCAAGGTTTGCCTAGCATATCAGGCATATTTCCTGCTACTATTCCACCTATAGGTGGTACACCGCCTCCAACTACACCTGATCCTACTCAACCAGGATTTCCTTCTCAACAAGGAATAGTTAACGCAGGTGGAGGAGATAATTTTAGTGTGTATAATCCTGATCCAAATAAAACAAAGACTGGAGATGATTATAGTCCATTTGCTTTTAGACAAGCTCAGGAAAAAACTTTTTACGACACAACCACTGCTGCTAATAAAATGATGGATATGTATCCTGATTATTATGGAGTTGGACAAAAAACAGGTATTGAAAGATTATTATCAAAATTACCAGGACAAAACATTTTAAAAGGCATTGGAGATTTATTACCAGTAAACAATAGAGCTATTTTAGAAAATGAATTATTAGGTCAAGGTTTTCAAATAGATGATATTGGAAGAATTGTAACTGATAACTATAACACACCAGAAGGTATTATGGCTGGATACAATGCTTCTAGAATGACTCGACAAACTTTTGATAAAAGAATAGATAGAATTAATAAAACAATTGCTAAGAAAAAAGCAAAAGGTGAAGATACTAGTGCTTTAGAAAATAGAATTAATTTAATTGAACAAGCAAAAGATAAATTTTTAGGTGGATCAGCTAAAGCAACAACTGTTTTTAACGAGGCACTTAAACAAAAAGATATAGATAAAGGATTTATTAACGATCAAGGCAGCACTTATGATGAAGAAAAAGACATCATAGAACAAATAATTGAATCTCAAAAAACAGGTAAGCAAATTCCTGGATTATCTTTTAACCCTGGCTTTAATTTCGGAGTTAGTCCTTTAGGGGAAATGGGTACAGGTATTTCATCTATTACATCACGTCCAAATATTATAGAAGATATGGGTCAACAAAATATAAAAAATATGATAGAAGCTGCTAAACAAAGAAAAGCAGAGGCAGCGGCTGCAGCTGCAGGGGGTGATAGACAACGACAAGCCATGCAAAGAGCAGCAGATCAAGCTAGAATAGATGCAGCTAATAGACAATATAGAGATAATCCAGGAGCTCAAAGTTATTCTGGAGGTCAAAGAACAACTAACGTAGGTGGACAAAACATAACAACTTACGATGATCCATTTGATCCAGGTGGAGGAGAATAATGGCAAAAATAAACATAAGAATACCAGAACCAAAACCAGAATATGATGTATCTAATCAAAAACAAATTAATAGAACTTTAACTATTATGAAGGATCAATTAAATTCTACATTTTTAGATGAAGTTAAACAGGAGCAAGAAAGATTTTCTTGGTTTATAAGTGGCTAATATATATAAAAACGAATTGATAGATTTAACTACAACTGATAATACAGTTGTTTATACAACACCAGCAGACTCAAGAGCTATTATTAAAAGTATATTAGTATCAGAAGACGCAGGTTCAGGAAGCACAATAACTTTGACAATAACAAACGCTGCAGCTGCAGTATTTAATTTGTTCAAAGATAAAGCAATAGCCTCAAAGGCTACTACAGAATTATTAACTCAT